TATAATGCAGAAATAGAATGGCCATGGTTATTTGTGAAGACAACACAAGATACTTATTCAGGACAACAAGAGTATGATTTCCCTACTGCTTTTAGAAAAGCAGACTTTGATACATTCAGATTAAAACCAAAACAAAGAATTACAAATACAGACTTTACTTCCAATATTGATAACTGGACTACTGTAAGTGGTACTCCTGCTTATGTATCTACAGGTAATGGAAGAATGAGATTAAACTCAGCAGAGGTAACTCAATCTATTTCTGTTATTAAGAATAGATTACACAAATTAGCCATTAGACTTATTGACTCTAGTGCATCAGGAAGTTCTATATCTTTAAAGATTGGTACAACGATTAGTGGTACAGAAATATTATCAGATACTATTACTGTTAGTGAAACAGGTAACGGAACTATTTACACAAAAGACTTTACACCTTCTTCTTCAGCAATCTATGTTGGATTAGAAAATGCATCCTCTGATAATTTAGATATTGACTTTGTTAGACTATCGGAAGATGAAGTGCCTGTCTATTTAAAATATGCTAGTTATGATGACTTTATTCAGAATAGATATCCTAGAGATGAAGTAGTGGATGATTCACAATATGGTAAACCTTCTTATGTTTATCGAACACAAGACAATTTAAAATTTGGATTAACACCTATTCCTGACAGTGATTCTTATACTGTGGAATATGAATACTTTAAAACACATAGTGACTTATCAGCATACACAGATACTTTAGATTTACCTGATAGATATGCAGATACTGTTGTCAATAGAGCAAAGTATTATTTATATAAGTTACGTAATGATGTACCTATGGCTAATATAGCAAATGCTGAGTATGAAAGAGGTGTAGAAAGAATTAGAGTAGAGTTACTCAATCGACCTGAGTATATGAGAGATACAAGAGTAAACTTACAATCCTACCCATCATCAGCAGATACATCAGCATAATATGGCACAAACCCAACCTTCCGTTGTTAGTATAGGTGGAGGTTTAGTCCTCAACAAAGATGTATTCTCTATGTCACCTGGAGAGGCCTTAGAGTTAAAAAACTTTGAGCCTGATATTACAGGTGGATATAAAAAGATTAGAGGGACAACATTATTTAATGATAATATAGTTCCTCAAGTAGCATCACCTAGTGAACGTGTTGTTATGTCAGCCGTATTTAATGGTGTTGTATTAGCAGGTAGAGGGGGTAGTATACACTATGCATCTAGTGGTTCAGGTAGTTGGACTTCTCTTATTACAGGATTAGGGACACCAACGCAAAACTATGAATTTAGGAAATTCAATTTTAGCGGGACTGATAACATTGTTATTTGTTCTGGGACATCAACACCCAGAGTTGTTAACACTAGCTATACTGTAACCAATGTTAATGCTTCAGGAAGTGCTAATTTTAAGTTTGTAGAAATATTTAAGAATCATATATTCTTTTCAGGCGATGCAAGTAATAAACAATCTGTTAAGTTTATGGCTTCATTTTCTACTAATGATTTTACTGTGGCCAATGGTGGTGGTGAAATTAAAGTAGACTCTCCTGTTACAGGCCTTAAAGTTTTCCGTGATAATTTATTTATTTTCTCTAATGATGAGATATTTAAATTAGTAGGTAGTTCTTCTGCAGACTTTGCATTACAACCTGTTACAAGAAAGATTGGATGTATTGACGGAAGAAGTATTCAAGAATTTGGTGGTGATGTTATCTTTCTAGGACCTGACGGATTAAGAACAATCGCAGGTACAGATAGAATTGGTGACGTTGAGTTGGGAACTATTTCTAAACAAGTACAGGATATTATTGAAGATATTACAACCCACAATATTAATTCACTTGTGATTAGAAATAAATCTCAATATAGATTATTCTATCCTACCAGTGTTGACCAATCTCAAAATTCTGCAAAGGGTTTAATCTGTACTATTAAAACCAATATACAAACAGGTAACCCAGGTTTTGAATACGCAGAGTTAGTAGGTTTAAAAGTTTCTTCAGCAGATTCTGATTTTATTAGTGATACAGAAACAGTCGTATCAGGTGGATATGACGGCTATGTTTATTTACAAGAATCAGGAAATACATTTGCTAGAGCCGATAGTTCAGCAACCATACAATCTTTCTATCGAACTCCTGATATGACAATGGGAGACCCCGGTATCAGAAAGAGTATGCAACGAGTTATTTGGAACTATGAGAATGAAGGTGATGTTAGTGCAAACTTTAAAGTCCGTTATGACTTTGATAGCCCTCAAGTTCCTCAACCTGACCCTTACACATTATCCACAGGAGCAGGTATTGCAGTTTATGGATTAAGTGCATCTACCTATGGAACTGCTGTTTATGGTTCATCAGGTGCAAACTTAGTACGACAATCAGTCGAAGGAAGTGGATTTACTGTAGCATTACGTGTAGAAGACTTTTCTTCAAACTTACCAATATCCTTTAAAGGATTTGAATTAGAATTTATACCAGGAGGTAGACGATAAATGGGAGCGACATATACAAGGCAGGAATCAGCTAATATTACTGACGGTTCCGTTATTGAAGCGACACACTTTAATAACGAGTTCAACCAGTTAGAATCAGCATTTGCCTCATCCACTGGCCACAGCCATGATGGAACAGCAGCAGAAGGTGGTTACGTACCCCTTATTGCTGATTTAGATGCTAATAATAAAATAGTTTCAGACACATCCAATAATAGATTTGGTGTATTTGTAGAAGTAGGTGGTTCGCCTGTAGAACAGTTTCGATTTCAAGATGGTGCTATTGTTCCCGTCACCGATAATGATATCGACTTAGGTACAGGTGCTTTAGAATTTAAAGATTTATATATTGATGGTATAGCTAACATTGATACTTTAGTTATTGGTTCTTCTACTGGTATAACTTCTGTTGATACAGACTTATCTTCTGTTTCAGCTAGTGATGATACTTTAGCTTCTGCTAAGGCTATCAAAACATATATTGATGCTCAGGTAACTGCTCAAGACTTAGACTTTCAAGCAGATACAGGTGGTGCATTAAGTATTGATTTAGATTCTGAATCCCTAACATTTACAGGTGGTACAGGTATTGATACAAGTGGTAGTGGTAATGCTGTAACTTTTGCTATTGATTCTACCGTAGCTACACTGACAGGCACACAAACACTAACCAATAAAACAGTTAATCTTACTAACAATACTTTAACTGGTACAACAGCAGAATTTAATACAGCACTAAGCGATGGTTCTTTTGCTACTCTTGCAGGTACAGAAACATTAACTAATAAAACATTTAACTTAACAAGTAACACTCTTACGGGTACAACAGCACAATTTAACACTGCTTTATCTGACGGAAGTTTTGCAACTCTTGCGGGTTCAGAGACGTTAACTAATAAAACCATCGATGTTGATAATAACACAGTTTCTAATATTGAAGTAGATAATTTTAAATCAGGTGTTCTTGATACAGACTTATCTACAGTATCTGCTAGTGATGATACCTTAGCTTCAGCAAAAGCTATTAAGGCTTATGTAGATGCTCAAGTAACAGCTAGTGATTTAGATTTCCAAGGGGATAGTGGTGGAGCATTATCTATAGATTTAGATAGTGAGACATTAACTATTGCAGGTGGAACAGGTATTGACACATCAGGTTCATTAAACACATTGACTGTAGCTATTGACTCTACTGTTGCTACTTTAACTGGAACTCAAACACTTACAAATAAAACTTTAACATCACCAGTTATATCTAGTATTACAAACACAGGAACTCTTACATTACCTACTTCAACAGACACTTTGGTGGGTAGAGCAACTACTGATACATTAACAAATAAAACTTTAACCAGTCCAGTTTTAAATACTTCTGTTTCAGGAACAGCTTTCTTAGATGATGACACATTTGCTACAGCCAGTGCTACAACACTAGCATCATCAGAATCTATTAAGGCTTATGTAGATAACTCTGTAGCAACAGCTAACGAATTATCAGAACTAACAGATGTTAATATTACAACACCTGCTGACGGTGCATTATTATTCTATGATACAGGTACATCTAAATGGATAGACAATGTAGTATCAGGCGATATCACTATTGCTGATACAGGTGTTGCCGCTATTAGTTCAGGTGTTATTGTCAATGATGATGTTAACGCTAGTGCAGGTATTGTTTACTCTAAATTATCTTTATCCGATAGTATTGTTAATGCTGATATTAATGCAAGTGCTGCAATTGCAGACACTAAATTGGCTACTATTACAACAGCCGATAAAGTATCAGGTTCAGCAATACAAATAGATGGTGCTACAGACGGCACAGGAATTACTGTAGATTCTACAGATAAACTATTAATTGACGATGCAGGTACTACAAAATACATCAATGTATCTCAGCTACCTTCATCGGGAGCATCACAAGGCTTTGCAATCGCTATGGCCGTAGCATTATAATCATGAAAAGACTTGACAAATTCGCAGACAACATTATAATATATAACATATAGGGGGAATAAATGGCACAGGATTTTGAAAAAGCAGTAGGATTAAATGTAGGCACATCGCCTTCAACTATCCTTACATCCGATTCAGATGACGCTATTATTGGTATCCGATTAGCTAATATCTTAGGTTCAACCATTCAGGTTGATGCATATATCACTCACAATGATGGGGGTGGCGATGATAACT